AAAAACCAGGTTTATATATTATGAACCATGATTGTGAAGAAGGTAACACAGCTTCATATTATCTTAAATATTGTCCTGATTGTGGTGAGAAAATAGAATATATAGAAGAAAAAGCATAGAGAGGACATAGGGGAATATTAAGAGAAGGAGTTTATATTCATGGCAAAAGATGACAACAACCCTAAAACCGCCTCGCAAGAACAAGCGGACAATACGGCTGTCACTCAGGAACCGGTAGATAAAAACGCCCCGATTTCGTTAGAAGAAGCTCAACAGGTTTTAGAAGCAGAAGAAGGTAATATCGAAGCTGAAATTGAGAAACTTAAAGGAAGCAAGGACACAGAGATTGCACCTGACCTGAAGGAACTAAAGGAAAAGCAGGTCAAAGCTAAACAGGAGATCAAACGGAAGAAAGAAGAAATAGTAGAGACGAAAGAAGAAACACCCACAGATGTTACACCGAGTAAATTTACAGGTAAGTCAGAAGAAGAAAGGCTCAAGATATATCTTGACATGGAAAAAGGATATACCACAATGAGCCAAAAGCAGAAGGAACTGGAACAGAAGGTTAAGGAATTAGAAGTAATTAATGCCAAGATAGATGAATACGAAAAGTCTGCGGTAGTTAAAGACCAGCAGACCATTAAATCTAACCTGCCACTCTATCCCCCTGACGAACTGTATTACGATGACCCTATCAAGTATAACAAACAGGTTAAAGCCTATAACGATGCAGTATTAAAAGCCGCCATTGATCCGCTATACGGACAAAACTACGGTTACGAAAAGACAAAAGTTATAGATGCCTTAAAAGAAAAGACTAAAGATAGAGTTATCCCTTACTCCGAAATAGAAGCCGAAGTAGAAGCACACTTGAAGAAGAATCCCGAACTGTTTGACATTCATAAATTAAAAGCAAGAGAAGTGGTCTATGGTGAAATTGTAGCCGAAAGATTGCCTGACAAGGTAGAAGATATTAAAAAGAAAGCTGTTGAGGAAGCAAGGAAAGAGTTGAAGGAAGAAGAAGAAGATTTGAGCAGCGCTCAGATTATGTCTTCCGATATTACAACTTTAAAGAGAGCGAGTAAGCCGGTTGATTTTGCGGAACAACTTGAAACAGAAGATAATCCTAAAAAAGTTATTGAAGGGATAAAAAAGAAATACAAAATCAATTATGATTTCTAAAAGATAAACTGGCATTCTAAGGGGAATATAAAAACTTAGGATGTGAATTATAATGACTATCGCAAATTATGTAGATGATACAACTTATATCCAAACGGGAAGGTCTACTGGAATTGGTTCTGGAACTGCCGCTAAAGATATAAAAACTCTCTATAAAGCAACATATTTGTTAAATAGAGAACCGGAACTGGTATTCCAGCAATTTGCCCAAAAACAAGCAAATATGGATATACCTTTAAGTAAAGGTGATAATGTTGAGTTTACTCGGTATGCACCATTAACAACCAGTGCAACTTATAATCTACTCACAGAAGGAACTACCCCCAATCCAGAACAATACTTTCCTCAGACCGTTAATGCCGTTCTTGATGAATACGGTAACTATGTCAAACCATCTTCAAGGTTATGGCTTACTGCCTTTGACCCAAAATTAGGCGGTTTAGCAAGATTACTCGGTGTTCAATCGGGTAAACAGTTAGACCTTAAAATACAGAATTGTATTGCACAGGGATTTATGGGTATACGAGCAGATGGTAGTACTACTTATCAAGGTCAAGTAGTTTGTGTTACGTCTGGAAGTAGTGTTACCAATGTTAAAGTAACTGGGATGCCCTCTGGTATTGCAGCTGATACAACAAATTCTTCTGGTGTTATTGTATTTATCAGTGGTAGAAATGAAGGAATTTCCAGAACTTATGTTGGAGTAGATGCTGATGAAATAACTGTAGCTACATTACCATATACTCCCCTTGATGGTGAACTTGCAAGAATTTGCGATACCGAAGGGTTGACTACTGGTGATAAGATTACTGCTGCATTAATTAAGAAGGCGGTTGCTTGGTTGGAATCTCAGGAAACACCTTTATTCCCTGATGGTTACTATCACGGAGTTATTCCTGCTGGTGCGATGAAGTATGACTTTATGAACGATACTGAATATATTAACTTAAAGCATCATGCTGCCCCTAAAGACCTTTACAGGAATTTGGTTGGCGAATTTTGTAATGTTCGTTTCCATAAAGATACTCACCCTTACAAGCATACTGCTGGAGTGATAGGAACTTATGTTGCAAGTGCTGCTCCTCAGATGGTTTCTATATTTGGTAGTGATGCTTTCGGTAATATCAAGTTAGCAGGCAAAGACCAAGAATTTGAAGTTTGTCCACCTGAATATTCCACCACTAACCCGTTGAAAATGTGGGGAACTATGTCTTGGAAGAATATGTTTTGCCCTCTCGTACTAAATGGTGCGTGGGGAGTAAATATATTCGCTGTGCCGACTGCTCTATAAAATAACAGATTAACTCAATAGGAAGCAGGTGGGACGATAACTCCCGCCTGCGTAAAATAAAAAAAGGATGTGATTTTAATGTCTGAGACAATTAAGAAACATATAGGAGAGGGCTTTGGTAAAGGGGAATTATACGCAGCTTTAGCCTATGATGCAGGTGATGCCTTCGGTGGAATGAAGATTAAGAATGTAATGTTTAACGAAACTGGAAAGGCATACTTTTATGATAGTGGTATGTATATCGGTGCAAGTGCCGATGGGGCGCTGGTTATAGCGTCAGATACCTCAATCACTTTAGAAGCACCAACGGTCAATGTATCGGTTACGGCATCTTCGGATTTTACAGACCCTGTAACCATTACTTATAATTGCGTAGCTGCAGCTGTATCGGATTTAACAATTACAAGTGTTAGTTCTGATGCAACTGGTGGGTCAACAGTTATAAAACCATTATATGTAAATGCAACTATGAGTGGTAGTGGTGGATTGGGTAGGGCAATAGAAGGAAAACTATTAGTTAGCGGAAAATTAGGTACTTATGGTAATGCCATAAAAGGATATATCGACTTCACTGGTGGTAGTGGAACTTCGGGATTGGCTTCTGCGATTTGTGCTGAAATGAAAATGTCAGCAGGTGCTACATTAGGAACTTTCGGAGTATTAGAACTTGAATTAGTATGCCCTGGAAGTTGGACTGCTGGACAGGGAACTGGCACTAACTCTATATCGTTGATTTATGCACAGACAAGTGGGGCAACAGCAAGTCAATTTGATAGCTATGGATATCTTTTTAATCTTCAAGGTCTTACTGCTGGCTCAACTAAATTACTCTACAATAATACTCTAAAATGTGTCATAGGTTCTACTGCTTGGTATTTACCATTATCAAGTGCTCAAGGTTCATATACTACTGCCTATCCAATAGTATGTAGTAATGCTACAGCTTCGACAAGCACAACTACTGGTGCTGTCATAATAACTGGCGGGCTTGGTGTAGCTGGGGCTACCTTCCTTTCGACATTAAATGTAGGTAGTTTCTTTGATATGGGTACAATGGATGTCGGGATAGCAGTAACAAGTGATGACCCATTTGCAATGGAAGTACATACCGAACCTTTAACTACATTAGTTGCTGGCGATACTGGTTTATCTTGCGGAATACGTTCAAGATATCATATTACCGTTGCTCAGGCCAATCAGATATCAATATGTGCCATAGATGCTCGATTAAGAGTTAAACATGCTTTAGCCGATGGAGTACACTGTGGTATTAACGCAGGTATAGAGGCTTCTACTGCTACTGCGGACTTCACTGGAACTGCAACAACTCAAAGATGTGCAGGACATTTCTACTTGGACTTTGATGAACTTGGTTCATTAGCTGGTGACGGTTGGTTAACTGGTATTACTATTGACTCAAGCGTTCATGCCAGTCTTAGTGTAGCTGCTGTTACATTTGCAGCTTTAAGGATAAAGAAGTCTTCTGGTAAACTCAACTGGGAATATGGAGCTTATATAGATGATTGTGATGTTGGTATTTATATGGAACCATCTGGAATGACCCATGCACTTCTTATAGGTGCACCATCAACTTCATCTGGAAGTGGTCATCCAATAGGAACTGCTTATAGTGCAACAGGAGCTCCAGTCGGCATTTACTTTGATGATGCTGGAGTTGCTATAACCAGTTGGGGAGAAGGATTTACTGTAGGAACAGTATATACTGCGGCCTCAACAGCACAAGGTCAAACAGGAATGCCATATACAGCATTTTTCTACAACGATGTACGTGCAGCTTTTAATGGAGCAGCAAGTTGTGGTTGGAGTACTGCGATGACATCATTCTGTATGACAGGAGCACTTGCAGGATTTGATAATGTTGGAGTTAGTTCGTTACATACTTCGGTTGACCTTAATGCAACTTCTTCTCTTTCAGAAGAGACAACTTTATCTTGTATATCATTTGGTGGTAACTGGATAGCTGGTACATATGATGCAAGTACAGATGGATTGATAGTTCCATTAAATGTCAGACCTACCAACCAAAATTGGAGTGCTTTCCTACATTTACCAGCTTCTGCCAATGGTTGTTATGAAGCATATGCTGGCGAAGGAACAGGAGCTTATAGTATTAAAGTTTATGTTGGCAGTACTGCAACTTGGATTCACACTTATAATCAAGCATAAATAATTAAAAATCTTCGCCGGGTGGTATAGATAAACCCGGCAATCTATAAGAAAGGAGGAATAACATGAAAATTACTCTTAACGAAGTAAGGGCAATGACAGCAGGTCTTGACGTGATTTTAGCAAAGGAAATACCTGTTAAACCTGCTTACTGGCTGGCTCGGTTTTTAGACAAAATTCGTTCTGAAATGGACGCAATGGAAAAAGCAAGAATAAAACTGGTTGAGAAATTAGCCAAGAAAGACAAGGACGGTAAGCCGTTAATGAAGAAAGATAAAGACGGAAAGCAACTTGACCCGCCACAATATGACCTGACTGATGAGAATATGGAAAAGTTTGGAAAAGAATTTGCCGAGTTAAACGAAGAAAAAATAGAGATTGACTTCAAGCCGATTAAGTTAGAGCAGTTAGGCGATATCAATTTAAAGCCGATTGTTTTAGTCCAATTAGGCAAGTTAATAGAAGAATAAAAAATCAAGGAGGGGAGTATGAATAAGAAAAAAGCTACTTGTGCAGATATTAAGAAGATTGTGAAGGTATTAAAAGAACACGAAATAAAGCCTGACAAGGATGGACTAATCACGATAGAATATCCCATTAATACCAGTGACCGATTTTATATTATAGATGGGAAATCACCCTTCTACCGTGACAGTGTAGGAACGGAGGAGTTAGATGAAGCCAATTGAAATAGGGGGATTTAATTTTAAGGTAATTTACCCTTACATATTTACAGAACGCTATGATTTATGTGCCCAGATAGATAGGACTTACGAAGAAATGAGAATAGCGAGGAAAGATGAGAATGGTAGCCCATTTTGCCAACATAAATTAGAAGAATCTATAATACATGAAATCCTGCATGGAATTGATTTTATATACAATAACGATTCGCTTACCGAAAAACAGGTAGAGTGTTTATCTATGGGTTTACATCAGGTACTACAAAAAAATAATATATATGAGATATTTGAGAATTTAAAGAAGGAGGGCTAACCATGCCTTTAAGAAGCGAGGCACAATTAAGAAAATTCGGGGCGATGTTAAATCGTGGTGAGATTAGTAAAGCAACCTTCGATAAATGGGTGAAGCACACTCCGAACATAAAGAAATTGCCTGAAAAAGTAAAAAAGAATAAAAAGAAAAAATAAACGAAAGGGGGAATAATCAATTATGAGTATGATCATATCTCAAGAGTATATGGAGACTTATGTCATTAAACCGATGGCGAAACGGATTGCTGATTTAGAGACGAAGATAGATTTGGTATCATTTAATACTAAATTCCTTATCGAGCAATTCGATAAAGTCATTAAAAATATAAAGAAGGTGAAATAAATTATGAAATCAAGCGGATTATTGGTAGCGAGTGCCATAGTTTTTACTGGACATTGTCGTTTAAGGGGTGTATCTTTCAGTGCAACCACTGGCAAAACACCCACAATAACGATATATGATGCTCTTTCAGCTACGGGAACAGTAATGGCTTATGGAGTAGCATCAATGGTAACAACGGTTTCGGCAACTAATTTTGTTATTAAATTTTCCAAAGAGGATAATTTAGATTGTGCAACTGGTCTTTATGCCTCTTTCTCAGTAGATACAACAGATGGAAAATGTATTGTATATTACGATATATTATAAGGATGTGAAATAGATGGCAGACACTTTATTATCTACGTTAGCAAAGATTAATACTGATGTAAGGTCATTGCTTAATGAATTGACTGAGGGATTCTGGTTAGATACAGAAATAACTAACTGGAGTAATGAGGCACAGGAAGAAATAGGACACGAAACCTTTTGCCTGCGGACATGGAAAACCTATACTATTTTAGCCGACGATATCTTTGATGAACGAGAATTAAGAATGGATGATGATTTTATTGCCATAGACGAGGGCGTGGTCTATTACAATGATGTTGCCTTAAAACCAACTACGCAAGCAAGACTTGCCCTTGCTGATAATAAATGGAGAGACGAGACTGGTACTCCTGCCCGTTATTATGTCAGGGGTGATATGCTCGGTTTTGACCGCAAAATATCCGCAGGTGATACAGTTAAATTCTATCAGATTGAAAGAGCCATTGCTATGACTTCGGGTGGGACGATTGTGCCTTTTAACGGGGACTATCGCTTAATCAACTTTAGAAAGCTAATCAGGGATTATGTAGTTTCGATGTGCTGGGAGAAAAAAGGGGAAAGTGATAGAAGTGATAAGTTTTGGCAGAAATATCAGATTGGCTTACAAAGAATGAAAGAACTTTTAAACATTGATATGGACAATTCCTATAATATTATCATGGAAGATCACCCTGCACGGTTCTATCGTAGGAAAAGATTTCCCGATTGGTAAGGTGATTAAATGGCCTCAAAAAAGAAAATCTTCCGCATTGGAAACAACCTCGACCCGTTTTGTCAAGTAAAACTAAAAGATTTACCCCGTGAAGCAGATGCTATCAAAAATATGTCATTTGATGAATGGGGTAATTTAGTAAAAAGGGCTGGATATGTTAAATATAATACCGCTGAACTAACTGAAAAACTTAAAATAACAGGATTGCATCGTTTCTATAAACAAACCGAATCAAGTAAATATACTTTAGCAGTAAGCGGAACCAAACTTTATGATTTAACTGATGCTACTGACCATCTTGGAACACCAATAAAAGAAAGTTTAACTACTGGTGCAGAAACCTTTTTTATTGACTTTGTAGATAGATGTCTTATCGCTAATGGTAAAGAAAATTTATTAAAGACTGACGGAACTAATGTTTATCTTGTAGGGATAACCGCTCCTACTGCTCCGAGCGGAGTTGCTGCGTCAAGTGGTTCGTTATCCGCTGGGGATTATATGTTTAAGGTTACCTATGTAGACGCTGACGGCAATGAAAGTAATCCTTCCGTTGCTTCTTCCGCTGTTACTGTAACCGCAGGACAAAAAGTAACTCTTACTATTCCAGTTTATTCGGGGAGTGATTACAGTATTGCCAAAAGAAACATCTATCGGACTTTGGCTGGTGGTGCTTCCTATTATTATGACGGACAGGTTGCCGATAATTCAACGACAACCTTTTCCAGTACTCAATCCGATGCTACATTGGTAACTCAAAATTCACTGGAAAATTATCATGAAGAAAACCACAATGCCCCGCCCAATGCTCCTTCCTTACTTGCAAAACGAGGGGGGAGGATATATTTAGCGGTGGGCAATAAACTTTATTTCTCCAAACGATATTATGAGTATTTCCCTGCCGATTTCTGGATAGCAGTAGGGAATATGCGTAATATTACAGGGATTATTAACCAATGCCATACTCTACAAGTTTCTACTAAAAATAGTGTAGAAAGATTACTGGGAACATCGGCTCAAATAGAAAGTTCTGATTATTTCCAGTTTAAAGACTCCTATTCTTCTAAAGGTGTCTATGCCACTCGTTCATTAGTTGACTGTGATAATTATATCGTACTTTTACATAAAGACGGTTTGTATATCGTAAATATAGATCAGGTCAAAGAATTAAATGTAGTCTTAAATAAATATCTAAAGGCTAATATAAATCAGGCTCATATAGATAAATCCTGTGCCTGTTTCTATGACGGCAAATATATACTTTCTTATCCTAAGGGAACAGACGAAGTTCCTTCGGAAACCGTCTATTTTGATTTCAAAGATGGCACTTATGGGATATATGATTTTGCTTTTAATGTATATTCGGTTTGGGGGCAAAGCGGAGAAGATAGCTTAAAAGCAGGTTCAACTACCGAAGGAAGGGTTTATGATGTTTTTTCTGGTCTTGCAGATAATGATACTTTGGATATAGAGGCGTATGATACTTTACCTTATCTTTATTTCGGAAACCCCGATACTTTTAAACAATTTTATACCTTTTATATTAAGATTAAATCTACCGATGGTACTTCTTTAAGATTTTATTATACTTTAGATGATGATATTGGTTCTGTTGAAACGTATAAAGATGTTACTCTAACGGCTAATAAAACTTATTGGTATGAAGTAAAACTAAGTGGTGGAGGTCAAAGGGGTAGGGGAATAAAATTGCGACCTCGCATGAGTGATAAATTTTACTGGGAGGAACAGGGGATACATGTGGTTTATCGTGAAGAAGAACCTTTGTGGGGTAAAGAATAATGCCTAACGAAGAAGTCAAGTTAGCACAATTAGATAATAATGCCGAAGCAATAAAAAAGTTACAAAAATTTTATGATGACCTTTACGCTAAAGTTATTCAATTAATGGACGAATTTGAAGAAAGAGGCCTATTAATTGATTCCGGGGGTGGCAAGGAAGTAGTTGCTTATAATGCAGAAGTATATGCCGACCATACTCATCCTGCCTATGTCTATTTTCGTATAGACGAAGAAATGACCAAAATAAATAATATTTATGTAGATGTTTATCCTTTACCTTATAGAAGTCCAGTAACATTGTAAAAGGAGTGAAAAATCTTTAATGGCATGGGACATTAGTACTTTAACTTATGATAATAAAAGTTATGATGTAAGTAGTGAAACACTAACTTACTCAAGAGTTTTCTTTAGTCCAGATGGTACTAAAATGTATGCAGGGTATGGTGAAATCTTCCAATATACCCTCTCTACCCCCTGGGATATAAGTACTGCAAGTTATAGTGGTAAATCCTATGATACTTCTGAACAGGGAACAGGTCTTTTTGGTATATTCATTGATTCAAGCGGAACTAAATTATTTAAAACGGATGATGGTTATGATTACGCTTGGCAATATACTCTCTCTACCCCCTGGGACATCAGTACTGCAAGTTATGATGATAAAGCCTATGATACCTATCCTGGCTACATGGAAAATCATCCTCGTGGTCTTTTCTTTACATCAGATGGTATTAAAATGTATGTAGGGGGAGGTGATACAAGAAGAATCTTTCAACATACCCTCTCTACCCCCTGGGATATAAGTACTGCAAGTTATAGTGGTAACTATTATGATTTTAGAGAACAGACAGGATCCGTTCTTTGGAGTTTTTTCTTCAATCCAGATGGCACTAAATTATTTGTATTGGGTAGTAATTTAATATACCAATATACTCTTTCTACCCCCTGGGACATAACCACCGCAGTTTATGATAATAAATTTAAAAGTGTTATAACAGAAGACAATCTGGTTATGGATTTATTTTTAAGAGCCAATTCAACTAAGTTATATGTCATAGGAAGCCAACATAATACAGTATATCAGTATTCTTTTGCTGTCGTTGATGCCGCAGTTACTACTCTACCTGCTACAAGTATATGGGATAACTATTGTTTGGCAAATGGCGATATAACCGGTAAAGGCGGATTAGATGTAACTGAACGGGGGTTTGAATATGGTTATGAAGAAGAAGCCTTATGGTGTATAAGAGAGACAGGAATAAGTTTAAACGTAGATGTTTTTACCATGAAAATAGATGGTCTTACACCAGAAACGACTTATCATTACAGGTCATTTTTTACCACTTCTGCAGGTGAAACATACGGGGGTTGGGTAGAATTTACTACAACGATATTACATCAACCTACTTATGATATATATACTGAACCATTTACTGGCACTTACCGTCTTTATGTATCTGATGATGAGGCGATAGCATGGAGAGGATACAAAGGACCGTATTCGGGAAAACAACAAAATATTAACATTACCGACATTACTAATAAGACCAAAGGGGTCAAGGTATTGAAGATAGATTTGCCTGAAGTTAATACTAAAGGGAATTTTCATGTCTGTATTTCCGTAAAAGAAGAACTTAAATCATAAGGGGGAAATGATGTTTAACAGAAAAGAATACATGAAGGAATATAACAAAAAATATCGTATTAATAATATAGAAAAAATATCAAAATATCAAAAAGAATATGAAAAAACAGAGAATGGGAAATTAGCTAAGAAAAAATATAATAAATCAGAAAAAGGGAAAGAAAATCAAAAAAGAGCAAACATTAGTGAAAAGGGTAAGTTAAGACATCTAAAATTTCGTAAATCAGATAAATGGAAGGAATATCATAACAAATGGCAGAAAGAATATGCTAAAACAGAAAATGGTAAGGCAAATAATCGAAGAAGTCAATTTAAAAGGCAAACAAAAATGAAGGAAATTACCAATAATTTAACTTATCAAGAATGGTTAGATATTTTGGAAAAATATAATTATAGATGTTTTTATTGTAATGCCGAATTTGAAATTGAGAATATGCCGACCAAAGACCACATTATACCGATCTCAAAAGGTGGAAATAATACAAAGGATAATATAGTTCCTTCTTGTAAGAGTTGTAATTCTAAAAAACACAATAAAATACTACAGTTAAATAGTATTTCAGTTAATAAAGGGGATTTCATTTTTAAGGATGTGATTTTATGGCAACATATAATTGGTATGCGACAGCAAGTAGTTGTCCGAGTGCTGTAAATCCTAAAGCTGGCTGGTATAGTGGAACTACTTTTATTACTTCAAATTATAAAAACCCTGCTACTGGTTTAGCATATACTCCTGCTGAATTAGCAGGATTAAGTGGCGGAGCAACTACGCCCACACCTACTACACCCACTACTTCTCAATTAGAGGCAAGTCCATCAGGAGTAACTTACGATCCGAATACAGGAATATTAACCAATCCTCAATATGGATTTACCGGAACATTGGAAGAGTGGCACAAATTTCACCCTGAACCTTTGGAATATGAAGGGATTGCCGGGCCTACTGTAAATAGAGAAGGCATAACCACTACACCGACTACTCCCTCAACCATACCGACGATAGCCAATCTGGAAGTTCCTCAAGCACCAGCCTTGCCACCCTATAAACCTACTGCCGAATTAGAGGCGTTATCAACACAGGTAGGCGGAGCAATATCGGGTATTATTGCAGAGGGCGGTATCGGAATGGGTGAGGAAACCAAAGAACAGTTATTCCTGAGGGAAGCCGAAATTATCAATGCCAGTACTGCACAGGCACAAAGGAATTTAGAGGATAAGATGGCGGCGCAAGGTTTATCTGATTCGGGTATGGCTTTTAGCGAAGGTATGAAGTTAGCCTCCAAAAGCACGATTGCAATGGCTAACGTGATGAGGGATGTAGCGATACAAGATAGTTTAATGAAGATAGCTTCTTATCAGAATGCTTTAGGTCTGGGCGTGCAGTTCTTGTCTTATTTAAGTGAGGAAAGCTGGAGACAGTATCAACCGACCTTGTATCAATGGCAGGCACAGGTAGATATGTATAAGTTAGCGATTCAGGACGCTTATAATAAGCAGGATTTAGCACAGGCTCATAAATGGGATATGAAGATGGCACAATTTACAGCTTCAACGAATATACAGTTAACTCAAATGACGATAGATGCTGCTGCGGATGCCGCAAAGAAAAAGAATTGGTGGAGTATTTTAGGAATGGTCATTGGTGGCATCTTTGCTTTATTTTAAACTTATAATTATTAAAGGAAGTGATATAAATGTCTGATTTTACAGAAGGGTTCAGCACTGGTTTTAGTGTTGTTTCTGCTATAAAAGAAAAACAGAAAGCCAAGAAAGCCACAGAAGAACTACAAGCTACACTTCAGGACTGGAAAGATTCTGGTTATGAACCTACCTATGTTGATAAACTCATGATGGGTGTAACAGCACAAAGTATAGGCAATACTTATGCCCAGCTATTTAATACCATTACTAATAGTAAGGATTCTTATGACCAATCAAAAATGGAAGAAAGTACTCTAACTTTACGTAAATATAATGATAGTGTATTAGATGTTGTTAAGTCAATTCAAACTGCAGCCAAAGAAAATACATTAGATTTATTAGATTGGCAATATATAGGGGATACTTTAGGGATTGATTTAAGTAGTTTGACCAAAGAAAAGATTGCTGCCTTTAAAAGCGGGGCAGATGCAGAAGAAAAACGAAAACAAAGTTTAGAGGTAATGAAATCTATCCCCGAAGAATCCCGCATATCCTATGGTCAAGAAACAGGGATAATATCAAAAGAATTTCAGCCGACTACTGCTCCGAAAGCACCGGGAATTTCCGATTATAAAGGTGCAGTTGATTATTTATCTAAATTTGTGAACACTGACCCTACCACTTTTAACAAGATAAAGGCGGGATTTCAGAATCAATTCCCCAATATAGATATGTCAGGTATTACACAAGAATCATTAAAAACACCTGAAAAAGTAACTACCGCTAAACCTAAAGTACAAGACCCCAACGATGTCTTATTTGGTACTAACGGAATAATGAAAAATTATATTAATAGTGGTAGCCAGTTAGGCGATGAACAAAAAACAGAGATTAGAAATAATTATAACTTAATAAAACCTTCTCTTAGTGCAAATGTCAGAACGCAAGTAGAGGATTATTTACAGCAGATAGGGATTGATGTAAACGCACCTATTGAAACACCTATCCCCGAACCTGAACCAACTACATCTAAACCTTCTTTTCTTGGAAATATTTGGAATAAAATCACTAAACCAGGAGGAACTCCTGCATATAAAGGTACTCCACAACAAAAAGATTACACCGCTATGAGTGATGATGAATTAGCAGATTTAGCATTATTTGGCGATACATCAGCAATTGAAGAACTTAAAAGAAGAGGTTTGATTTAATGGTATTAAGTTTAACAGAAAAACTTAAACAAATAAAACTTAATATGGGTGGGGAAGAACTTTCTTTGGAAGATAAATTGAAGCAGATAAAGATGAATTTACAAGAAACAACTCCAACAGAAACGACTGGACTATCATTAGAAGAAAAATTAAGTACGATTAAAACTAATATCGGGACAGAAGCAGTTCAAACTCCAATTACTGCTCCTATAGTTGGTGCTGGATTAGGGTTACCTTCCGGTCTGCAATCTATCCCAGAGATGAAGCCAGTTCCAGAAAGTAAAATAAAAGATGTATGGGATGCTGTTCGATTATCAACGAGTAAATTTGTGCAAGATACTAAACAATATTTTAGTTCAGCTTTACCTAATTTAATTTTTCAAGATACTAACCCAAAAGAAACAAGAGCATTAGAACAAAAATACGGTTTACCTGTTGGTTCTATTACTGATGAAACAATTGAAAAACTTAATGTAAAAAATAAAGAAAAAAGAGATATTTATGAGACCAAATATAAAAAAGCAGATGAAAATTATAAAAAGTGGTTAGAGGGACATCCTGAATTAATGCCTCGTGAAGAATGGAAAGAAGGGGCAATTACAACAATAAAGAAAAATCCTAAAGTATTACTAGACCCTGCTTTTTGGTTATATCACGCAGCTAATTCTGTTTCTTTTTCTTACGCAGTTAAGGCAACAACTTTGGCCGTAGGAATAGCAACCGGTAATCCACTTTTAGCTATAGTGGCAGGGACTGCAGTAACTTACCCTTCAATAGCACAAAATTTAAACGAAGAATTAATAGCCAATGGAGCAACCCCTGAACAGGCTGCGGAGTTATCTGTTCCAATTGGTGGTATTATCGCAAGCGTAGAATCACTTGGTGACCTTCCCTTTTTGGCAGCAGTATCTCCGACATTTAAAAAATTATTAAATAAAAATATTAGTAACGAGGTTGTTAAGGGGATAGTTAAAAAAGGACTTTTAAATACACTTAAAAAAGGTGCAATTACCGTCGCAAAAATAGAATTGAGTGAAACCTTTGAGGAAGTAGTTCAAGGGGGAATACAGGACGCTACTTTACAGACCGTTAATAAAAATATAGATATATTGAAAAATATTCCCGAAACCGTTGTACAAACTTTAATAGCAACTGCACCAACTGCTCTTATCGGTGGAGCTTCGGATATAAGAAATATAACATTAAATCAAAAAATAGACAAAATACAACGTGACAATATTGTAGAAGCACAATCAGAACAAAAAGAAATTGTTACCCCAGAAGCAGTTACCGAGAAACCTACGGTAGTTGAAGCACCTGCACCACCAGTCATAGGTAAAGGCAAAGTAAGTAAAATAGCCGAAAGCATACAGGCAAAATTTATCGAGCAGGGTTTAACTAAAAACTTTGGTCATTTAGCTGAATATACTCCAATAATTATTAAAGAACAGGCACAAAAGGCATCTGATTTAATAAATACCAATATTGACGAAGCGAGAAGGATAATAAGAGGTGATAAGCCATTACCCGAAGGATTAAAGGGTACAGCTTTAATAACTGCAATGGAAGAACGTATAAAGAAAACAGCAGATGGCGAAATGGCTTCTGAGTTGGCAAGTTCTCCACTTGTTTCAGGGACATCAGCAGCAGCACAGGAATTAAGGTTAGCAGCGGAAAGAGATCCCGAATCACCCGTTAAAGCTATACAGGATATTAATAAGTTATTAGAAGAATCTGCTAAAAAAAGGCGACCAGGTAAAATCTTAAATCAGGCAAAAATTAATATAACTGATAATATTAAAAATGAGATTAAAAAAGCAAATTCCAGTCAATCATGGGAGCAATTCATTTTATCAATACGATGTAGTTAAGGAAGGATAAAATATGTACTGTTTACCTAAACCTTTAGCAAATAAATTTATAGAAAGATTAAAAGATGGGAGCATTAGCCCCAGTACCCTTTCGGAAATGTCATCTCAGGAGAGGCGTGTTTTTTTCCAAACATTTATGGGAGAGATACACGCTAAATATACCAATTCATTATTTGAGAGTAAGTTATTATTAAAGAATCAACAGCAGGGTATGATCACGTGGGCTAAAACAATATCGGGAATGAAACCCGAAGCACAGAGAGATATTTTATCTAAAGTAAATAAGATGACCGAGATACTAAACCCTGAGACCGAAAAAGCATTTTTAGAGGATTTGGTTGCACATAAATTAAGAACAAGGGTCACTATAGAACAGGCAAATAGAATATCAGAACTTGCCAAGCTGACCGCAGAGAAAAAAGAAGCAAGAGATCAAGGCGGGGATAGATTGGAATATGGCAGGGCAGCGGTGGCATTTGGTAATTATGTAAATGGACTTAAAGAAGATGCTAAAAAAATGACATTTAAAGAAACTATCTCAAGACCGGGGAAATTGATAGTTGAGACTGGTGGTGTATCAAGGTCAATAGTGGCTTCTATGGATGATAGTGCTATTTTTAGGCAGGGCTGGAAAACCCTTTGGACTAATCCCGGTTATTGGACAAGAAACGCCATAAAATCATTTGCTGATATTGGTAGAACTATTGGTGGGAAAAATATAATGAATGAAGTGAAAGCTGATATTTTTTCGAGAAGTTATTACGACAAAATGAAGAAAGCTGATTTAGCAATAGCAACCATTGAAGAAGAATTTCCAAGCGCACTTCCTGAAAAAATACCCGTTATTGGTAGGATATATAAAGCAAGTCAAGACGCTTATACTGCTTTTTTATATAGACAAAGGGCTGATGTATTTGGCAAACAACTTGAAATTGCCGAAAGAAGCGGTGTTGATACAGACGATATAACAGAACTTAAAAGTATAGGTAAGTTAGTTAATTCTTTAACAGGTAGGGGGGCAATGGGTATACTTGAACCCGCTGCAAAGGTAGTTAATAATGTATTCTTTTCACCAAGATTACTGAAAAGTCATATTGATGTTTTAACCGCACATATGTTTGACCCGAAAGTCAGCGCCTTTGCCAAAAAACAAGCGGCGGTTAATTTAGTAAAAATAGTAAGTGGGACAGCTGCCATACTTGTTATTGCTGGTGCAGTAAGACCAGGCAGTGTTGACTGGGATCCCCGTAGTGCTGATTTTGGAAAAATTAAGATATATAATACTCGTTTTGATGTATCAGGTGGTATGGCATCTATCATAACATTGGCTGCCAGACAGATAACTAATTCCACTAAAAGTAGTACAACAGGATTAGTAAAGGAATTAGGAACAGGAGAATTTGGAGAATCTACAAGATTAGATGTTGTTTATAATTTCTTTGAGAATAAATTAGCTCCATTACCAGCAGCAATAAAGAATCTTTTAAAAGCAAGAGATTTTGAAGGTAAAAGACCAACACCCATAAGTACATTAAAGGATTTATTCGTTCCGATTATATTTACAAATTACAAAGAATTAAAAGATGACCCCGATTCAGCCGATATGTTACTTTCAATGATAGCTGAAGGTTTAGGTATAAGTACAAGTACTTATTCTCAAAATGTAGATTGGTCACAAAATCCCGGTGTAGTATTACAACAATTTAAAGAAAAGGTAGGAGAACAAAGATTTAAGTTATTAAATGATGAATTTAATAAGAAGTTTAATTCGTGGTTTAAACTTATACAGACAGACCCCAGATATAAAAA